GATGTATTTTTCTTTTAATTTTTCAGTTTTCATATTTTATAAGTTTTGTTAATAATTGCGTTAAAAATAATAAATTTAATTTAACTCGTTTATAATATCTTGTATATCATCATCATCTAGGTTTCTATCCCATAACCTGTATAAAGTTTTACTTTCATTAAGTATTTCTTCTCCTTTTATATAAGCAAACATATTAGCTACTTTTTCAGGGTCTGTACAATCTGTGTGTACTTCTCCAAAGTGAAAAGTTTCATAATCTACTATTTCACCAATCACTTTAAAAGTACCGAATTTTTTTATCCATTTTTCAGCTTTAGCAGTTCCAATAATATAATAGTCAGTATTGAATATTTCGTGGTGTAATTCTGCAGCGTTTGGACTTGTACCTTTCAAGTATTCTAACATATCTATTGTATAATCTTTTAATTCTTCAATCATTTTTTTTGTATGTATTTAATTGTTTGTTGTTTAATGTATTCTATTTGTTCTTTACCTATCCATTCTAGGAAATTAAAAGCGTCAAAGCATAACGTAAAGTCTTTTCCGTACTCATCTTTTCCTCTAAGGTATAGTTCATTATCGACACATTGAAATGTATTTATCTCGTGTAGTCTTTTGTGTATTTCTTCCATTATATTAAGTTTACTATTATTGCTTTTTTATTTTTTTCGTATTTCTTTTTGTATATTTCTATAAAATTAGAATCATCACAGTAATATGTTTCATCTAAATTTAAACCTGTATTTTCTGAATATTCATTAAAAGCTTGTTCTATTTGTTCTTTTGTACCAAATATTCTTATTGAATGTGATACAGGTTCTAATTCACTATAAACTTTTTTATAATGATTATCAAATTTGCTTATTGTTTTATAATTACCGTTATGATAGAAATAAAAGTCTTGTGCTAATAGTTCCATTGTGTATTGTCTTTAAAGTTATAGTATTCAGTTTTAAACTCTACAAATAAATCAATTATTTCTTCTTTATTTAATCTATTTAAAAAGTCTTGTTGATACATAGAGTGCATACGCTGCAACAATACAGACCACTTGCTAGTACATTTGTTAAGCCATAAAGGACTTTGATTTAATACATCTAATATAGATATAATAGCTTCTTCTTTGTTTGTTGCTTCTTTCATTTTATAAGTTGTTCTCATTTTCTTTGTTTTTAGTTATTAAATTATTACTGCTGTATTAGTTCTTATTAGCCAAGAGTTGTATTTTGGGAATAGACAATCAGCTTCTACATACGCCAGTTCAGTTTTACAGTTTGGGCAATATTCTGTTGTTTCATCTTTTAAAAAAATTGGGTTTTTTAATTCAATCTCTTTTGGGTTTTTACACCTAATACATTTAATTTTTGTTTTCATTTTCTTTGTTTTTAGTTATTAAATTATTAATTAGTTAAAGTCTGGTGTAAAATCTCTAATCATAGTATTTCCATCTTGTGTTTCTTTTAAAAAATCTATAATTTCTTTTTTAGTTTTTTTAATTAAGGTTGTTCCCTCTCCAAATTCATCTGTTATATGTAATTCAAATAACCCCCATTCATTTTTTTTAATTTCAATTTTTGTTTCCATTTTTAGTTTTTTTTAGTTATTAATTATGATGCAAATATACAACAAAATATATTACTTACTAACAACTTTATTATCAAAGTTATTAACAATTACAATGTTAACAATATAAAATGATTGTTGTTTTATAGTATATTGATATTAAAATAAAAAGATATTGCGTTAAAACGCTTTAAAATGCGTTATAGGGCTATTGCTAAAACTATAATTATAATTAAGAAATACAAAATATATAGTTTAGCTTGTTCTGACATTACAATGGCATTAGTAAGTTAATAGGTAAAGTTCCATTGTTTAATATAACAGCACAACCTATTGCTTGTCGTTTAAAGTTTTTAGCATAAGCTGCTGCGTATGTATTAGCATTAACACCGCAGCCAACTTGCATACCAAATACTCTATATCTTTTGCCGACATACCAACGACAATACGCTTCAGTGTGCGTATGACCACAAACACTTGACATTAGATTATTCTTAGCTTTACTTTGTGCTTGACCACCTTCTCCGTGTTCATACAAAACATCATCATAGACTATTGAATCAACCCAATTCCAATTAGGTGTGTTTAACACCTCGTTGTATGATTTTATCCAAGCAGCAGGAATACCGCCTGTCATAGCTTTACGACTAGCCATTCTATCGTGGTTTCCAATACAAACATCAGCTTCGGGAAAAGCTTTGTACCATTCAGCTACTTTTTCTATTGTTTTTTCTAATTCATAACCTGCTGACATTCCATCAGGGTCAGGTTCGTGATAACTAAAAGCGTGGTTATCTAAAATATCTCCAATAAATATAACGTGATTACAGTTATAAGTTTCATACTGTTCTTGACAAAATTCTAAATATCCCTCGAGACAAAAAGGTTCGTGCAAGTCGCCGACAACTAGAATATTTCTAGTGTCAGCTTCTCGCATTTTTTTTAGTGCCACAATTTCGTGTGGTTTTAGTCTATATCTATTATTTGCTTTCTTTTCCAAAGTCTGCTGCTGATTGTCCTAATAACATAGCTAAACAAGAATACCAAATTTTAGACACTGCATCTTCATCAGCACCTAAAAAATTTGCTACCATAGGTATCACAATAGAAGATATACCTAGCCATACTTTTTTTGATTTTAATAATTGTGTTAAAATGTAATTTTTCATATTATTTATTTTTGATTATTAGATTTATATTTTCTCCGCCTAAATTAACTATTTCTTTTATTAGTAAATCCATAGCCAATCTAGAGTTTCCAACAAAGTCTTGTTGACGAGTTTGTCCGACTAGAATACAACCCCTAGTATGTTCAGGTTTATTCCCTCTATGGAATAGTATATAATCCCTATTAGGAACGTCTTGTACTAATAAATGAATGTATTCTCTTGTTGCTGATTCTCTAGGTAGTCTAATTCTGACTCCATATTCTCCGACAGGAATGCAAGATATACTTCTTTCATTATCAATATAAGGATTTTCTAAAGTGTCGCAAAACTCCTCACCATTAACATAAAGTTTACCAATAGTACTTTTATTAGTAAATGTATCTCTTAAAATTAATAAGTTAATTGTACTCAAATTAGAGGTAGTAGGTTTTGTAGATTTTACACCCTTTGACTTCGTGAACAAATTCTTTTCTGACTTTTGCTCCTCTATCTTTTTCTTTTTTGTACTTAGGGTTTTTACTGTTGAGTTTACGCTTTTTCACTTATCACAATTTTTACACCAACCAAAGCAAATAAACTTTCCTGTTAATCTATATATTATTTTACATATTATGTTTTTCATCTATTTTTCTTTTTTAAATTTAACAAATTTGTATATTGTAAAAACAATTGCCAAAGACAATGATATAAAAGTTAATATCTCATTAGCTTCGACTAAGGATATACCTATAGCTGTACTATTTGCTATTCCTACTTGTAGTGTGTCTTGTACTTCTTTCATTAGTTTTAGTTTTATTATCCAAGTAAGACTTCAACTTAGTAATGTTAATTGTTTTAGGTTTATAGTATTTTTTCATTAAGTTAAGTCAGGTGTTAAAAAATCACGTAAAGTTAATTTAGTTCCTCTTTGCATAGGTCTTTCTAAATTCATTCCATTATAGTATGCGTTTGAATCAGGATTAACGTCTGCACCTGAATTTTGATTGTATTCTGGAAAGCTTGATATATTGTTTTTAATATACTCAATCAATCTTTCTGTATAGTATTCCGCAGTATTTCTCACTTCTTCTCTAAGGTGTTGTGCTTCTTCTGTACTTAAAGCATTTCCTGTTTCTGAGGTTTTAGAATATATATTTCCATTTTCTATCTTAAATCTAAGAAATGGTATAGCGTGGTAAAATGCCCAATTTGGAAGCATATCCCCAATATAGTCATCTACTAAAGTTTTATAGGCAGCGTTAGCAACATCACCTATAGTTCCGTTTTTTATAAGAGTTTTAAGCTTGTCGTTTAACTCAGTACCTAGTTTTGTTTCTACATAAAGCTTTTGTGCTTGTCTTACATAAGGAAGTAATAGATTAACGTCAACATTTAAGTTGATTGCTGTTGAATCTTTTAATTTGCTTTCTGATATGAATAATACGTATGCCATATTTATATATTTTATCTAGGTAAAAACCCTTCGTTTTCCATTCGTTTTGGTGGTCTTGCAACTAAAGTGTCATTTCTTTCTGCTGTAAAACCTTCTGATAGTGCTTTTGTGTACCCTATCATTTCGTCATCTTCTATATTGTCTTTATAGTAAACTGAGTCATCATCTGATACAGGTGCTTTGTAAATTTGTCTAAGCCAAAAATGATGACAATTACCACCACCTTTGTAAAGCCATATTGAATAAGTTGCTGCACCTCTAGGGCCCCAACCAGGATTTACAGCCTGACTTCCCATTCTTATTATATCTTCTTTACGGTAAACTTTTTCCGCGTTCATCATTATACCGCAAAAATCTCTTGTAGGGCCTTCTTGTGTTAAAAAATTATCTTTTGTATAAACATATCTAACTTTATAAAATGCTGTCTTATCTTTATTTAATCCGTCTTGCTCACTTCTTGCGTTAGGGTATGCTCTTCCTGTTGACGCTAATTCAAGTTTTTGACTAACTCTTTTATTTAATTCTTTTTCAAAATCAAAATCTCTATGTTCACCGTCAACTATTTCTTCATCAACTAATTCATAACCTTCAGGAATATCTTCTCCAAATGCGTCAATAAATTTTTCTAAAGTTGCAAACTTATTTTCTTTATTTGCATTAATAGGAACACAATTAGGTACTTCCCTTCCGTCTTTTATTTTTGTTCCTATAGCTTCATAACCAGGCTGACACGGGTTCGGCTCTATAAATTCTTGACTACAATTACACTTTTGTAAGTTAGTTGCTTCATCGTGTCCTGTACAAGCCATATACACAGTTTCTCCTTCTAACTCGTGTTCGTGATAGCCTTCGCACCCAATTGTCTTAGCGTGTGCTTCAGCTTCTTCTATTGTGCTAAATACAGGTTGTCCGTCTATCATTCCAACTCTTGCAAATGCTATTTCTTCTTCTTGTGTTTTTTCATCATCTCCTAATGGTGGCAAGCCTAAAGACTCTCTAATTTCGTCTTGCGTCATTACTTCACGTACTGTCTTAGAATCAAATTGTACAGTAATAGGTTTTAACTGAACAAAACCAACTTCTAAATCCATATTGTTTACAGAGAATATAGTTTGTAAAGTATTTAAAATGTTAAGTTGGTATGGCCTTACCACTGTATTGAGATAAAAGTTAGCAGCGTTAATCAATTCGTCTGTATTGCTAGAAAAACCATTTGTGCTGTCAATACCCATTAATGTTTTAGATGTCACTCTATGAGCTGTTAGAATGTTCTGTACTAATAGTTCTTGGAGTGCTAAATACTGTTTGTCTGCGTTAGATACGCTTATTGGGTTTATTTCAGGTGTTCTCGTTCTATCGTCTGAGAACGTCAGAATGAATTTACCACTGTTTTTTGCACCCGTAAATTTATCTGTTAAGCTTTGTTCTATTTGAAATCTTTCTTCTTGTGTCGGGACCCCATTAGCGAAGGAAATAAAGTATGAACCACTGAACCCATTCTCTATATTGTTAAGATGAAATTCTGCAACTCTTTGATCCACAAGAGCCCAATTACACCCAGCAAGATAATCTGGAGTGTGGTATATGTCCATATTTGGACTGTAAGAACCTGTGTAAATAAGTTGGCTACTTGCCGTCCTGTCTTTTTCGTTAAATGCCGCT